CTTATAGTCCATTAGTGAATTTCTCCTTTCGCAATTTGTTCACGACGTTTTAGTTTCCATACTATGTAATCCATTGTTGGGACACACATAGGATTCCAACCTACAAATGTTGTGGATTCCTTACTTGGTATCTTCCAACAGGGAGCATCATCATTCTCAAGGTCTAGTGACTCACGATATGCTTCATCACCAAGTAGAACAACTGCTCTTTCAGCAGCATTCAAACTCTTGAAGCAATCAAAGCAGTTCTTTCTAATCTCCTCTGGAATTTCGTGTTTCATTTTACAACAACATCCCAAGCTTTCTTAAAGTTTTTATCCCAGTTTTCAGTATAAACTGGAAGGAAAGAATTTAGTGCATAACAAATGTCAACAATTTTCATTTGATTTTGTTCATCTACAGCCTCTTGCAATTCATCCAACATAAATTCTACGGTAGAAATTCGGGAAAATGATTGCTCAAGATCATTCATTACTGTCCAGGTTTTATTATATGTCATTGAATAGCAAGTGGTTGTAGTCGATCAAGGATCTCACGATAAGCAGGTACAATATCACCTTCATCTTTCCTGAATAGATCCTTATCAAATCTTTCATCACTACCAATCTTCCATAGTCTCATACTATCAGGACTAATCTCATCGGCAAGGTACAAATCACCGTGAGCATCATAACCATACTCAACCTTAAAATCTACAAGATCAATGCCCAAGATATAAAACATCTGACGAAGATAATCATTGACCCGTAGTGTCATCTCAATAAAAGGTTCAGGATCATATCCCATCAGACGCACACGATCTGGTGTCAGAAGAGGATCGTGCTTGCTATCATCCTTCAAAAAGAATTCAACAATCGGTTGTGGTAGTGGAGCACCTTCCTGAAGAGTTGTCTCACGAACAATAGATCCAGCAGCACGATTGCGGCAAATGACTTCTAATGGAACGATACCTACCTTCTTACATACCATCTTATTAGCACCAACCATATTGATGTAATGAGTTGGGATATTTTCTTTGGCAAGTTTCTCAAAGATAATAGATGAGATACTACAGCAGAGGGATCCTTTTCCTAAAGGATGATCAACCATTTCACCATTACCAGCCGTCACCTTATCGTGATACTCAATGATAACCTGCTGTGCATCATCGCCTTGATAAACGGTTTTAACCTTACCTTCTATAATTACTTCCATTAAAAAGAGGGTGCTTAACCCTCATAGTATATCACTCCCTAGTTCGTTTGTAAAGGATATTTTTAGTCCCTCTGACGCCAATCGTCAGGTTTATCCTGCTGGAACCAATCTTTGATGTCATCAGCATCAGTAAACCCCGTTTTATGATTGGATGGATCGGGGTCTCCTAAACCCATCCTATTCAGAAAATCGTCGGTACTACCTTCTTCAATTTCTTGAGAAGATTGTCGTCTTGCTTTTTGTAACCAATCACGAGCAGTAGTATGACTTTTTGCCAACTTCTCTGCCCAGATCATATCGTCTAATTTTACTTCTTCGCCATTTGCAATACATTTACAAATAAACTCCAGTCTTAGACGGTATTGAGTAGATAACATAAAGTTACGCTTCGTTACTTTTATTTATTTTCTTCCATCAATCTCTTCGACAAAGTAAGAGAGCGACGGTATATCATATATTTTACCACAGGATTTCTGGGATTGTTAGTCAACCACCAGATTTGGCGTCTTATGTAAGTATTTGCTAACTTAAATCCATAATAAAAAATGGCAGCAGCACCTTCATCTGTAAGGACAAAGTATGCTACTACCACAAATAGTATGAATAATAGAGTCACTTAGACTCCTCATATCTTCTTTTTTCAAGGTATTCAATTATCTCTTGCCTCCACTCCATCAACTCATAAAAACACTCTTGATTGTGAGCACAACCACGAAGACGACTATCAGGTTTCATTACACTTTCAAGCATAAGACCAAGTGCATCGCGTCTTTTTTCATATTTTGTGCTCATTTTTTTTGTCTTCTCTTGGTAGTTTTAAGTTGATTTTTGATGAAATCTACAGATTGTTTGTAGGTTTTCAAAACCTTAATTTGATTACCATTATGTATAATGACGTATCCTTTTGGTTTTTTGCTAGTTCCTGCAAGAGGAACTGCCGCCCATATACCATCGTTAGTAACATAACCTAGTGGATTGCTAGGTTTGGGATCAAGTAAAGTTGGAAATGGAACAAAGGGTTTAAGAAATCCCATTAGAAGACAGCAGTAACGCCAATTACAGTAGCGTTAGGATTGCGAGCAAGGGCAACTTGGCGTGCCTCTTGGTAGTCCCGAGCGACCACAATCTCATCAAACACTTTACCAGCGACGAATAGTTGAACTTTGCAGCGCATTGGTTTTGATTCCTGAACAATCTAATTATACACCATTGACAGTGCCTGTCAAACCACATGGAGGACAGTACACTTTCTGTCATATGGTATCAGCGGCGAACCACTGAAATTGCTGGCTCTCCTTGCTGAAACACGGTATCAACAACTGCCTGAACGCTCTTAGCAGTGCTGATTCCCACTCTATCGTAAACTGGAACACATACCAGTCCGAACGTCTTCTCAGCGCCTCCTAAGCGAATCACCCGCCCAATACTTTGAGAAATGCCAATATAATCCATATTACGCATAAACAACACAGCATCAAGTCCTTTGACGTTGATACCCTCAGACAGAATAGAATGGTGCATTACAACAAAACGAGTACCATCTTCACCCCAAGCATTCAAAGTTTTGAAAAACTTTTCGCGTGAAACTTTCTGACCATTGATGATTGCACCAGTTTTGGATGTAATAATCATCCAGTTATATCCACGTTCTGCAAGTCTTTGACAAAACTCAGATTCAGAAACAAGACGCATAATCTGTCTCGTAGAACGTGCAGCGATCAAGATCTTTGCAGGTTTTTGATCATCTATTGTCTGAAGTAGATTGGTACAGTCACTCTGCTGATGTTCTCCTCTTGGTAATTCTTTAACAATGACTTTTGGAGGAAGAATGTAGCCTTCATCGACAAGCAAAGGAGCAGGAACATTACATAAAACTTGACCATATACTGACCCATCATTCATCCCTGGTTTGAAAATAGTAACACTATGCTTAGGAGTAGCGGTAAAGAAGTAGCAACGATCAGAATCAGAAGCAAAGTGCTCCGTAGCAGGGAAAAAATTTCTTTGAACAGAATTATGCGCTTCGTCAAAGTAAATTGTATCAACCTCAATTCCTGCTTCCTGAATACGGTGCAAAGAATGATAGGTGGTAAAAATCAGTTGATTTCGATACGCTTGTTTACACCACCGCTCAATATATGCAGGTTTTGTGCTACTGAAGTGCTCAGTTTCTCCACTGTGAACGTGAAACACAGCAGCATTGTCAATGACTTCCAAAAACTCTTTACAGAGTTGTGCTGCCAGAAGAATACGAGGAGCAACTACCACAATAGTAGTAGGATCATCAGAATCGAACCGTGCTTTGGCGTCTTCGATCATACAAATAGTCTTGCCACCACCAGTAGGGATGATAACCTGACCTTTAGTATGTTTCTGCATCGCTTCCAGAGCGTTCTGCTGATGGGGGCGAAGGGTGATCACGTTTGTTTTGTTTGGTATGGATATAGTATAGCAGAAAACCGTCCACCAGGAAACTCAGTGGACGGTTGGCAAACTGATACAGATCAGTAGATTCTTCGATCTTCTCCGTATAGTGTTACGATTGCATTGAAAGATATTGTTATTCTTGGTTTTTTAGTTTTCTTACTGGGTGACACACAATGTTGCAAGTATGAAGGGAACATCAACAAGTCTCCCTCTTCAATTTTGGGTACATAAACTTCACCACAATTATTTGAGTTCATCTCCAGACTCAAATACCTCATAGATCTGAGAGGATCCCAAAATTCAGGTGGTTGATGTTCATCCTTATCAAAGGATAAGAAATGAATAAATGAGAAGTGAGAATGATTTACTTTGGAATAAAGGTGATCATGAATTTCCTGATACTCCCCATCTAGATAAACATTATACCAAAGATCGGTAAAATGTAGTTCATATTGATCATCAAAAAACTCATCAGTCGTGAGATAATAATTATTCAGCAAGATTTTTTTATTTTTCTTGATGAAATCTTTTTCTTGATCAAAAGATGTAAGAATTTTATTTGTAGCCCAGTCTTCAGGTATTTCTAGTTCAGCAATAGAATCTAGTATAGGTTGAACTAGATTTTGTTTTATAATCTCGTTATCATTAACTTTAGATTGAAATATAGTTACTGGAAATATTTCTCTTCTCATACATTTTTATGCCAACACTTGTAACTAGATGGTTCCCAATAAGCATACTCAAGATCTTCACGAAGGTCTTCAAATTGAAAAAGATGTGGGAGATCCATACACTTTTTGATGTGATTGAAAAGTTCTTCCTCGTTTGAATATGAAAGAGACTGTGCATATTTCCAGAATGGAGTATCGTAGATTGATCCACTCTTATAGTGCCAAAGAATAAAGTCCTGAACTTGAATCATTTCTCTACGAATTGATTCATTCAGTTCCTCTCTAGATCCGTCGCCAATCAATACCTCATAAAGACATTCAGAGACATTATGTTGAACAACAGATGCGATTGCTTCCATTGGTTCAATGAATGAGAAAAGATTTCCATTAAGAATCGTTCTCTCACCACACCACATATTTTTAGCAATATAGTTATCAAAAGAAAGATGACCATCAGGTTCTACATCAAATCTTTCAGCAAAATCTTTTTCAGCATCTTCTCTGGTTGTAATTATATCATTATACAAATATCCATAAGAAACACTATCGTGGTTTGGAATCATAAATGCCCAACCATTAGGTGTTGCAATATGTTCTGTCCATAGTAAAGATGGATTTGCCCCATCTTTTCTTGCTAAAATTGCTGCATTGATAGGATTTGTTAATCTATCATACGAATCATCTAATTTACTTGGGCGTCCTCTACAATCAATAATATAAGTTGCATCAATTTCTTCTTCTGGTTCGGTGATCTCTTTTTCAATAACGTTGAATAAACCAGAATCTAAAACACATTCAGACAGAAGTTTAGGAACATAATGCATTGCAACAGAACCATTACGAAAGGGGTGAAAAAAGTCTGAATTCTTTTTCCCCCATCCCCTATAATAAATGCCCTGCTTAGTTGTTGCTTTAATATTGTTTTTCTGAACCCAATCTAAATCAAGAACATCAAAGATAGTTTCACGAACATTTAGTTGAGTTCCTTGACCAACTCTTTCAATAGGTACAGTAGGATCATAATAAATGTCAATTTCATATCCTTTATAATCTTCAGTTTCCCTCAGATAATGAAGATTTAATGCTGAAATACAACCTGCATTTCCTGCACCAATGATAGCAATTTTTTCTGTCATTCTTTTTCAGTAAAAGTGTACTTGATTGCAACGGTAAATCTATATCGACTTCTAAAACTTGTTGCTCTATGCAACACTTGTGCTGGAAAAGATACTAAACGATTTGGAATAGCTGAAACACCGTAAAGTGCCCCATCAATTTCAAATTGTGTCTCTCCACCATCATTTATATTATATCCAGGAGTCGGATAATATAAAAATGTTTTAGAATTTACACCCTCAACATCGTCAGTATGAAAATAAGGATTATCATTTGGTGAGAAACAATTTACATACAATCTAGTGATATGTTTTTTATCACACTCTGAATACTTTTCTTGGATTTTAGTAGTAAAAATCTCATAAAAACGTTTAGTATAGATTGCATCGGTACCCATTGCACCAATGGGAATAATTTCTTCTGGCAAATGAAGATCTTCATCCATCCCATCATACCAGACGTTATGAACCATTCCTGTAACTGGTGTATTTTGATTGTCTGCTTCACCATAAAAATATGGAGCATCAAGACAATAGTTAATTACGAAATTAAATTCTTCATCTGTCAAAAAATCATCAATAATATCAATCATTTAGTTCATCTCCTTGATACTTTAATACTCTAAAATTTAATGCGATTGAAATTCTTGGATAGTCTGGTGTTGGTTTACCTGCTTTTACACAATGAGACAGATAAGACGGGAACATAATGAAATCACCTTCACTAATATCAGGAGACCAGGTATGTGAATAATCATTTCTATCTAGTTCAATACTCAAATTTCGCAATTGATGACTTGGATCTCTAAACTGAACTGGTTCGTGAATCTCTGGATTAAAAGATAAAAAGTGAATACAAGAAAAATGTGATCCATATGGTCCACCAATGTGATCATGATCTTCTTGAAATTCGCCATTTACATATACATTATACCATATTTCGTCAATAGCAATCTCATATGGTGCATCAAACACAGAATCAATACATGCTGCATACTTTTGTTCTAAAATCCTCTGAAACGTTTGATCTTCACCAAAAAATATTTCTTTACCACGGGGTTCACCATCAAAAGATGTCATCAACTTATTAGTAAACCATCCGTCAGGAATAGGTAATTCCTTAGAATCTTTTACAATCTTATCAAGAAGAAGTTCTTTTATCTTATCATTATCAGTAATTGATAAATGATAATAATTTATTGGAAAAATTTGACGTTGAATATTATCTTGATAATTCTTTTTCTTAGTAGGATCTTCAATTTGTCCGTTGTTTATCCTACCTTTAATTTTATCGGTAGAATTTTTATCAACAAAATTAAATTTATTTGATATATCTACCGTATTTACAGTCTTTAAGTATTCCATTTCTTCAAAGGCAACAAACCAATTTTAATCATAATATTGAATATTGTCAAGTATATTGTTATATTAGGACAAAGTAAGAGTTGTAGTACCAACACCAGGAACACTGAAAGTAATTATACTTCCATTTACATCAATGTGAACACCTGTCGTGCCAGCACCAGTCATGAATCCCATTTGTGCTGTTACAATTCCAACCGTGTTGATGTCTGCACTATCTGTTCCACTATTAAGTTGTCCATCTAAACTGCCTTTGCTGACAAGGATTGGTCCTCTTACATTAAGGACACCAGTGTTCATTTGAGTTACACCAACACCTATTGCAAGACGCTCAATAACACTATCACCATATACTAAGAGAGCAGTGTTTTCATCTATTGCAGTGGTTCCAATACCAACAGAACCACCTTCTATTAAAGTTACATCAGATACACTGTTGTTATCAATAGTTCCACCAATACCAAGTGGATCTGTAGTGAAAAAATCAACAGGATGACCTACTTGTACCGCCGCAAATGGTGGAAGGGTATATGATAGGGGGTTGATAGAAACACCACCACCAGCAGTTTCATCATCATTAAAACGAGTAATACCTTCGTTAATCAATCCAGTAATAGTGGAAATACCTGTTGTAATATTCAGAGGAATATTATTACTGTTCAGATTTATAATTTCTGTTCCATCTGCATTTAGCAGACCTGACTGTCCTTGTTGAACATAGATTTGTCTTACAGTAACAGATGCTGCTGCACCTACTGCACTAACATTTCCACCTATTGTTAAATCTGTTCCAAGATCAATACCATCTTGTACAAAAATTTGTGTTGTACTGGTAAGACCAGAAACTTCTAATTTTGCAGTTGGATCAGTTTTACCAATTCCTAAATTACCTGTATAGGTAAGTGTCATTAACTGATCAATTTTATGATGCCAGTAATAATTTCCAGTTCCAATACCAGAATCACCACGATCAAGATAGAAATTTAAGTTACCATTTCCATAGTTAATAAGGTCTACTGATTGGTATAAACTATATGGGTACGATAAATCTGTATTGTTATATCTGAGTGCTCCACTATCTTTTACTAAAGAAGTAGTAGAACCAAAAGAAACTACTGAAGGATGATTAACTGACGTTCCAATTCCACTCGTTAATTGAATAGAGGTTGCTCCAGTTCTTCTGACTGTAATATCACCTGTAATGTCAGAATCTGTCCCTACACCAATAAAGTTTGCACTTAAAAGTGTTGAAACAGTTGCAACACCTACAGTCAAATCATCAATATCAACGTCTGCTGTTGAGGTTAAACTTCTTGCTGTTGATGCTGTTCCTGTAACATCTCCGGTGATTCCTCCAATAAAACTTGATGCAGCGACAGCATTTGCAGTTAAGATACCAACTATAACATCTGGAGTTCCGACTAATCCTTCTGCACCTGTTGCAATACCTGTAACATTACCAGTTAAGTTTCCAGTTACATCTCCAGTTACATCTCCAGTAATATTTCCAAAGAATCCAGAACCTGCTGTAATAATTCCAGCAACGGAGACATTATTAGGAATTTTGGAATTTTCTAATACAGGAATTCTATCATTAGAAATAGTTCCTAATTCAATATTATCGGCATTAAGTAATACTAATTCTGATCCAATACCTGTGTAAGAAAATGCTGTTACAATTCCAGTTGCAAAAATATCTCCAGTAGAATGAATACCAACACCAACATTAAACGCTGTTGTATTGATTCCACCACCAACTTGTAATGTGAATCTGGGATCATCGGTTGCGATACCGACGTTACCTTTATTGTAGATACTTGTGTATCCTAAACCAACATCAATATCAGTCCATTGTGACGTTGGCATCCCCTGAAGGAATCTAGCGTCACCATAGTATGTGACAATTCCTGTTGGATCAGTTGCCGTTATGAATCCTGTCGCAATACTGACTCCAGCACCAATGGATTTGTTAAAGTTGACAGTATCAAAATCACCGACTCCAGATACTACAAGTGATTGTCCTCTTAACTGAGTTGCAGTGACAAATCCACTGATAGTTGCGTTTCCACTACGAACATCCAAAGCTTCTGTCGGAATAGTAGTTCCGATTCCGACCAGACCAGTAGGACTTACAACTAAATTATCATTATCAACTTGTACGCCATTGCGGAAGTTGAATTGCTTTCTTATATTCGCCATCGTATATGGTGATTTTTATCTATTTATCATCAAACATAAGGAGCACCATTATAAGTAGAACCACGAATATCACCACTTACCTTGTATGTGATACTTCCACCTGAAATTACGATTGCTCTTCCAGCAGCACCACCAGACTTACCATCAATTGATCTACCATTCTCGCCTAGGTTTCCTCCAGCAGTTCCACTTCTAGCACCGCTAGGACCGCCAGAACCACCAGAACCACCACTGAAAAGAGATCCACTAGAACCATTACTACCACTACCAGGACCGGCACCAGGTCTTCCAGCAGGAAAACCAGCACCACCGCCGCCTCCGCCGCCACCTTGTCTTCTTCTATCTCTATTTCTTCTTCTACCTCTAGAATCGCACCACCATCCACATCTTCTATAATCACGACTTCTAGAATTTCTATCTCTCCTTTTTCCTTCTCCACCAGCGCCTCCGCCTCCACCACCACCTATAATGCCGTAGTTCCAGAGATCAATAGGATATTGAACTCCGAAACCAGATGCTGCTCTCTGACCATTTTGATTTGCATTATTTCGACTTCCACCGTCTCCACCTTTACCACCTTCTCCAATAATTCTTCCTTGCGTTCCAATATGAACATCAAGATTAGTTCCAGATTCCCAAGGACCAGTTTTAAATGAGCAGGTAAAACCTTGTCCATCAATTCCATTACCTCTGATGGTTTTATTGAGATGGACAATAGCTCTTGTTCCAGCAGATGATGCAGGTTTTCCTCTAAAACCACCAACAACATTTACACTATTATTATTCCACTTCGTTCTTGCATACAGGTGTCTTTGAGTACCACCATTGTAACAATTAACGACAACATTTAATTGTTTATTATAAAAGTCACTAAATTTGATTGATCCACTCTGAGGAACACCAATATCAAGGGGCATACTGGATAGTTCACCATAAGATTCACTTACGCGATATGCTCCTAAATTTTTTCCCCTTGGAAGACCAAACTCATTTTGAATTTGACCAAAAGATATTGATCCAGAACCTTGTAATGCCATATATCTTTTTTAGTTATTTAGTTTGCCCTCAAGAGCGGAGACCTTATCAGAAAGTTCCTTAATTGCCTCAATCAGAAGTGGGACAATTTTTTCATATTGAACAGTAATGTAATCATCATCACGAGTCTTAACTGCTTCAGGAAGAACTTTTTGAATTTCTTGTGCAGAAACACCTACGTGTCTTACATCAGTTGGGAAACCAAGTTCAGCACCTTTTTCATTAAAGTTGTACGTAAATCCACTCAGAGAGCAAACTTTAGCGAGAGCATCATCTAGTGGTGCCTTGTCAGTCTTGACACGATCATCAGATACGAAAGCAACAACATCTCCAAGTAATCTTAAAGTATTGCTTGATGAGTCATAGGATATTCCAGAATCAACTCTTGCTCTGGTATAATGTCCAGAACTTGTTCCTTGTTGTAGTAAGATATAATGTGGTCCAGAACTATTTCCTAAACCATCAACTCTAATATCATTGGACTTATCAGCAGTTCCTGCAAATCTAGATGCAGTAATAGTGTTGCCACCAAAGTTTCCGGATCCATTTACAGTTAATGTTCCACCAACAGTAGTAGCATCAAGTGTTGTGTTTCCATCAACATTTAAACCATCAAGTTGGGTAGTTCCGTCTACATCAAGATTACCGTTTATATCAAGATTGCCCGTAACAACTAAGTTATCATTAACTCTTGTTGTTCCGCTAGCAGAGTCAAGTTCTAAGTTTCCTGTTACTGTATCAATTTCATTATCAGCACTTACACCAATTTTAATATCACTAATAAATGCTTTGGACCAAGGAAGAGTTGCACCTCCAAGATAAGCACCTTTATTAACATCTGGAACAAGACCAGTATTAAATGTTGCCTCTCCTGCAAATATTGATGTTGAAGAAACCCTTAATGTGCCATCGACTTGTAAGTTGCTACCAAAGTCAACATCACCACAGACAAATAACTTCTTACTGATAGCAGCACCACCAAGAACTCTCAGAGAGGCATTGGCATCAGAACATGAAGTTGCATCATTTGTATTCTGGAAGTCACCCTTACCAATAACTCTCAGATCACTGTTTAGAACCAGTTTTGCGTTCATTCTAACGTCACCGTTGAAGGTGACAGGACCATCAAACTGTGAAAGGATCTGCTTAGACTTACCACCCTCAACCAGGATTCTCTCCTTAACAATAACTTCGTCAAATACAACGGAGAGTCTGTTAGGATCTTCACCAGTTACAGTTGGTGTTGGAACATCAAATGTAGTTTGCTCACCAGACTGTGCGGAATACTTAGTGTTTCCAATATAGAAATCACCATCACTATCCATACCTGTATAGAGAACAGTGCCACAAGCAGTTTCCTGCGCCTGTGAGAGGAACTCTTCCTTCTCGGACAGTGTTCTGACCTGTACTTGTGGAAGACCCGTAGAGTAGTTACCTGGACCATATCCAAGATATTCAAAGGTATGACCAGAAGCACGAAGAATAGAAGGTCTACGAAGTTCAATAGGATTCAGTTTGATCTTTTTGATCTGTGATCCATTACTATGTGGCTCAATAATGGTTCCCATTGAACCACGAATAACTTGAAGTTCATCGTTACCAGATCCAACAAGATTAGTTGATCTGATTCTCATAATCTCGTTTCCAATTTGGATATAAGATCCAAGAGGGAATCTGGAGATTACATCAGTCGCTCCTGTTGGTAGAGTAACAATGAATTGTTCTTGTGAAGTTAAGTTCTGTCCAAGGAAAAGAACTTCATTATCATAAGTTGGCAGACCTCTAGTTCCAAGATTTTCGCCAAGAGTATCTGCACTTGCATTGTTTGCAGAGAATCCGTGCTTCAGTACGTGCTTAGCAGAAGAAAGTGTTGTAGCAGAAGAAACTTGGAAAGTATTATTAGTGGCATTATTAACAACATAATCACCAAGTAAATTATTCGATCCATCCGTAACTCTTACGGTATTGCCTACAACCAGTCCGTGTCCTTCACTTGTAGTGATTTGTTGAATACCAGTTGAAGGTGTGGATACAGAAGCAACAATAGCAACTCTACCAACAACCATTGCATATTCACCTGCAACAATTGTTGGATCTCCAGTCGTTTTAGCAATAGAAACTTGAGACTTGTCAGTAGATTGAAGAATTCTATAATAACCACCTGTTGCTGTACCAACACCAGTGATTTGAACATAATCTGCTGTTGCAGTTGAGATACCAGACAGTGCAGTTACTACATTTGCTGATGGAGTTCCACCAATAGTGTTAGAATCAAAGTAAAGTGACTCTGAAGCAGAGTATCCAGATCCAGGTTCTGTGATAGTTGCACCAGTAACTGCACCACCACTAACTGTTACATCAGCAGTTGCACCGTCCCAAACTGCACTTGCAGGTGCAGCACTGTTATTGAACAGTCTGACGTTAGTGTAGGTTCCATCATTATGACCTGATCCGCCATTTAATGTGGTGTAAGAATTCAATCCATTCAGTTGGTGCTCATCGTCAAATACGATTACCGCAGAAGCACCACTGTCAACAACAGATGTAATCTTATTAGCATTGGAGAAAGAATCTGTAAACTTATCAACAGTTTCTCTGGTGATACTTCTCTGTAAATCATTAGTAACTACATCACCGATTGGTGTTCTTTTTGCAAAGGATGTCGATGCTGGTGGGTTTGACTGATTATTATCTCTATCTAATTGTGGATAGAGATTTGTAACTTTCTGACTATAAGTAGAAGTTGTAAATTCAGTATCAATAGCATTTCCAGCGTTCAAAACATAAAGATAGTAAACACCATCTTGAATGTTCTTGATATATGGTTTGATTACTTCTGTACGATAGATATAGAAGTTTTCGTTATTGTTATTTCTCTGGAATCTTGGAAGATTTTTATTTCTTACATTAGTATCATTAGTAAAGTTACCAGGATCATGAGTTACACTAAAAATGTCTACATCAGAAACAGTAAATGTCTTATCATTAACAATACTTGCAACATCAAATGAACCGTTGAATCCAACATTAACCGTAGCAGAACCGTTTGTTGTACTGGTTATATTAGTGATAATGACAGTATCATTCAACTTCAAATTATGAGTTTTATCAGATCTGATTGTAATTAGATTAGTTGCATTATTATAAGTACAAGTCGTGATAAATCTAGTATTACGATCAAACTCATAGTCAGACTTATTGATTGAAGTCAGATTAAAGTCTGAGTTTTCTCTAACATTAACAGAACTAGAATCCTGTAGAATGAACCCACTAACAGGATCTCTTGTATTTTCTAATTCTTTTGGAACAACATAACGAAGTCTATAGAGTTTTTCATCCAAACTCCTATCATCAGCAACTCTCTTAACATAAGTGATTTCACTATCATTATTAACCAATTGTGTTGTTACATAAGTGAAGAGTGGGCTAGATGCTTCACAATGAACAAACCAACCACCAACTTCATTTGTAACAACACTAGTGCTAACATTAGTGATAGCTCTAGTTCCAGAGTCAAACTGAATTGGATGTCCAAGTTCACCCGCTATCTTATCAGAAACTCTACTTTCAACTCTTAATTGTACTCCACCATAATTTGTAACATAAATTGGAGTTTGTGCTTCAGAATTAGTTCTTGAAGAAGCAATTTGGAATTGTACTCCGTTTAATTGAATACTATCAGTTCTAGTTGCGTTTCTCTCCTGAGTAATTGCATAATAAATTACATTTTCCTCAAGTCCTTCTGGAAGATCTCCAATTTCACTAAAGACCCGAATAGACTCACCGTTCTTAAGATTGTGAGTTGCAGTCGTATTATAGATTGTCTGTGTAGGTGACTGTTGATTGGGCGTAGAAATAGTTACGCTATTATATACCTTTGCAGAAGTGTCAGACCCTGCAATGGTATTAGTATTCAAATCTAGTGGACCGTTGGTCATTAAAATGCGACCAGCGTTACTATCTGAGTCAAGATAGACTTTATCGTCTATTCTCGCACCAACTCTATATCCCTGAGAAATGATTGGTGGTGGAACATCCTCTTCCTTATAACCTAACAGATAAATTCTATTTGACCTGTTAATACTCTTAGTTCTACTAACATCAATCTGAACCCATTCAACTGCACTTTCTGCTGCCGTGATAGATCTGGGAGTAATGATATTAGTAATATATCCCTTATCATCTTTAGCAAATGCTTCCTTCTTAAATCCATTTGCTGCCAGAGAGATTTGGCCAAAGTTGGAGTTAGAATTGGTAATAGATGCATCACCACCACTATTTGCTTCAAAGTGATTGTGGAAACCAATAGCAAAGACTGATACGATCTGAACGACCGAATCATTAGACATCTTAATGTGAGTTGTCTTCCAACCTTCTCTATAAACTGCGTCAGAATCAAGGTGGAAAATAGTATCTTGATTCAGTGATGAAGATTCTGAAGACAATCTATCACCAGAAACTGTAGAGTAGTTAATACCTTGATATGTTCTAGTAGATGGATTATACTTTACAAATGCACGGTCATCCTTCTGAAGAGACACAGCAGTAAACTGTGCAACAACCATTGAACGGAAACCGTCTGCCTTAGATCCATCAGCGTGCATACCCTGCATACCATAAACAGAACGCAGAGATACGTTGAAGATATATGGTGATGCACCAGATACAGTATCAGTCTCAATGGTGACAGTTCCATTTGATCCAACAGAGAGACCTGCACCAGGACCAGCAGGGAGGTTTGCTCTAACAAATGGTAAAGCGTAAGTGAATACAGTATCACCTGCAACCTGAACTACTTTTGTTGAGATATTATAATCCGCTTCACTGATTCCACGAATTTTAATTGGAGTTCCAGCACTCAGTCCGTGTGCAACTTGAGTTGTAACTGTTACAATCGTACCAGGAGTTGCACCGTCACCAGAAATGATGCTAGAAATTTTTACTGGGTCAGCAGCAAATGCACCAACAATTTCCCATTCAGGTCTTTGCTTGGCGAAAGAATCTGGAGATGCTGGATACTTCTGGTCAATTTCTCTGCCAGATGCTCTGTTAAATGCGTTACTGATCTTACTATAGTACATATCAAGATCAGTGAGTTGATACCCACCAACAATATTAACGCCATCAGCATACTCAAAACAAGTAAGTTTGCTGTGAGAGAATGTAGGAAATGACTTATTATTTTCAGAAAAATCTCTAGGATCAGTATAGACTAATCCCGTTTCATCACCATCAAAGAATGTGAATTGCCAGAAATAACAAGCACCAGTAATTCTGAAGATTGCTGAAGATGGCACTGCATCATCAGTTGGATTTGGTACATACTTTGGTCTGACTTTCGTCTTTCTTAAATCTAGACCAACAATAGAAGTACCACGAGGAATAATGATACCACCATTAACACTATTAAACTTATACAGGATATTATTTTCCTGCGTAAGATCAAAATTAGAATTGAGTGTTAAGGTTAATTCTGCCTGTGCGTTTGTTGTAGATCCATTAGGAGCAATAGAAATTGCATTATTACCAACATCCTGAATTGCATATCCAGGTCTGTTATCAATCAGGTGCTCACCTGGAAATACAAGAATAGTAGTCTTCTCTACCAAATCATTATCATCACCCCTCAAGTAAGAGAATCTTGCAGATTCTAAGAGTGCTCTCTGAATTGTTTTAAAGGGTTTGGTTAAAGAGTTACCCTGATTCTCAATACCATCGGTAGAATCAAGATCGTTAGGATTTACATAAAGAATACGACCTTCGGTATTCTTGATAAAATTCTCAAGCTTATTAAGAGGCATCTTATTCTGACAACTATTAGATTTCTATGTTTTATTTATTAACCCATAAAATCTTCTTCATCATAAAATGGAATTAAATCTTCAGGCAATTCGTGAGCATTTGAAATTTTGATAGAATCAAAGCATGGATGCATTTCTTCCATCATCAGATAATTGGATCCTTGATAGACATCCTTTATTTCATAACTCAAATGTTTATTTGCTTCTTCTACTAAATCTTTATCCCAGAGATGCCCCTCCGGCATTTCATCGAAGGTAAATGGTATTCCCCCCAAAAAATACATCTTGACAATTTCTCTCTCATCGTTATACCAACAATGTTTCGTAGTTATCTTAAATGATGACATAAAACTATGCAAGTGATTTTATTTATTTTGATGCGAGTAGGGAGACTTGAACTCCCACGAGATTACTCTCAACAGATTTTAAGTCTGGTGCGTCTACCGATTCCGCCATACTCGCAGATGCTTCCTGTGAGGATCGAACTCACCTTAGGCAAATTATGAGTTTGCTGCATTCACCAGATTGCTAAGGAAGCGAATACTCGTGGATGGATTTGAACCATCTCAAAGCCTCTAATCTGGAGGAAAAGGTTTATAAAACCTCTCTGACTACCAAGTCT